ATCGCCGGCGGGGTGAGCTGGGTATAAGAGGACGGCGAAGGCCCGTGGCCGGCGCGGATGGGTCGCGCCTGACCGGGGGGCGGGGGCGGGGGATATGGAAGCCATGACGGACGTCCATTTCCGGCGCACCGTGTCCCCACGAGCCATCACCGAGCATTTCCCACACCTTGTCGGCGTTCTCGGTCAGATAATCGTTGTAGACCTTGGATCGGACGCACTTTTCGGAACGGCCGACCGCCTTGCCTATGGCAGCGTAGCTGTCGCCGTGGCGGATGCCGTCTGCCAGTATTTCAAAATCCTCGCTGGTCCATGTGCCACGCTTGCCGGTCAGCTCCATCGAAACGGGGCGATCCTTGATGCCGAGGTCACGGCAACGGCGCGCGATCGCACCGTGAGAACGATGCATCATCTCGGAAATTTCCGCCCATGAGTACCTGTGCTTACTGAGCAGCATCTTCAGCCGAGAGTCCTCGTCCTCTCCCCACGGGTCTTTCCTCTGAATGGCGTATGCCTCAAAGTCTTTCTTGCGCTGCTCGGCTACCCAGTCCGGCTCCTCACCGAGCGCCAACGGCTCCATCTTGGAAAAGTCGATGAAGCTGCGGTATCGCTCGGCCCACTCCCAGAACTCTTCAATGTAGACCACCCGAAAGCTGCAGCGGTTGACCTTTTTTGTGTGGACGGGCAAGCCGCGATTTTCGACCCAGCTTTTCATTTTGTAGCCGTAGGAGCTGCTTCCTCCGTTCACCGCCAGCAGGAGTTGATTTAGAGTGACATACTCGCCAGCCATCAATACCGCGCCTAAACCCAGACGCTGAGCTCTGACCTTGACGGCGTTTGTAGTACGATTGAGTTTCTTTGCGATGGCCGGAACAGAAATCTGCCCCCACTTTTCCATCAAATAATCTTCTTCCTCGGGCGTCCATGTCCGGCTCCAGAGAGGCGGCGGCTGCCGCATTCCGTTCCCTCCCATCAAAATAGAGTGAGCTGGCCGGTTTTCGTTTCCGCCAGCGGTTGAGATTGTTCCGGCGGCGCGGCAGGCGCCGGCGGCTCTGCCGGTACCTGCTCTGCCGCGTTCCGAAACAGGAGATCCATTTGCGCCCCGATGCGGCGGTAGTGCCAGACATCGCGGAAGTACATCGGCGTGTACCAGACCTGCGGGCCATCCTTTGGCAGCAGGCCGCGGGCGTCGTAGCTGGTGGACGGCCGCACGATGGAGTCGTCAATGACAACATAGCCGGGGCAGCCGAGCAAGCTCAGTTGGATGTAGCACATACACCCAGCGAGGAAATCTATGTCCTGCGCCACGAACAGCACCGAGGTCTGATAGTTGATATGCTGTCTCCGGCACTCATTGGCGAATGCGAGCAGCAGCGCACCGGCTCCGCAGGCGGGGTCGTTCACGGACACCCAGCCCTGCTTTTCTATCCGCGCCGTCATATCAGGCGCATAGGTCATCGCGGACATCGCCCTGCAGACACTGTACGGAGTGAAGAACTGTCCTTTCCATTCGTTTCCGAGGCCGAGTGCCATAAAAAGCTCACCGAGGAAGTCCTGCTCGGGATCACGCTCCAATTCGGCTACGACCTCAAGCAACATATCTGCAAAGACTTCCAGCTCCTTAGCGGAATACTTCTCTGCGCGGCTGCGGTACATTTCTTCCCTGGCCTTGGCCTGCGGGCCTCCCATCGTGTTGGCGATTGCGATGGCCGACATGATGATGAAGTCCTGCCAGATGTCCCAGCGGGAATACTTCCCACTCAGCCCTTCTATGAAGCGGACGATATTCTTCTGACTTTCCCCTCTGACGTGCCGCAGGGCGTTTCCCATGACTTAGCCCTCCTTGTCCGCTGCTTTCAGTTCTGCGGCTTCGCGCAGCTGCGGAGCGACTGACTTAACGGCGGCTTGATACCCGGCGTCATACCCGCGTTTCCACACGCGGCTGAGGTAGGCCGCAAGCGTCGCCTTGTCCATGTGCTTGATTGTCTTGTAATCCTCGCGGCGCATCTGACCGGCAAGCTGCAGGTCGTGCGCGGTATGCTTATTGGCATTTACGGTCGGCATCAATCTTCACCGCCTTCCGTGTCGTCAGGCTCGTCGGTAGGGAGGACCTCGCGGCCATCGGAGCCGTTATACGGACCGACGACACCCAGCTCCTCCAGTGCGTCAATCAGACGCGCAGCCTTTGCGTAGCCAACGCTCATACGGCGTTGCAACAGCCCCACAGTCGCTTTATTCTCTGCCCGAACAATGGTAATGGCCTGCTGAATGTCGGGGTCGTCCAGGTCAACCTCGGGGCCATCCTCGCCCTGCATATCCCCCTCGTCCTCCGGCTCCTCGTCGGTATCGCCAGCCTCGTCCTCGTCAATGACCGGCATGAGGCCGCTGCGCAATGCGTTCTTTTCCAGCACATCGCGGAAGAAATACTGCTGCCAGTAGGTAATCATCTTCACCAGAATGGACTCGATCTTGGTGCGGAGCGTCTTGCTGATGGTAAAGGTGCCGCCCGTTACCTTCGTGTCCAGACCGCCGTCCTCGAAAATCCAGGACATGGAGGCGTCGGGGCTGCGGTAGCCGACCTCCTCGACATTCTCCAGCATGGAAATCTGCGCATCCATGCCCTGTACGGGCTTGATGGTAAAGATGATGGGGTATCTGTCTTTTTCAAAGCGATAGACGAGATCGTGCTCATCGCACAGGCCCTGCATCTTCTTCTTTTGGGCTTCATACATGGAAATTTCGCTCATGGTGGTAACTCCTTTCAATTCAGTTGAGCAGAAGTAGCGTGCCATTCCACGCCGTCTGCACTTGATATTTCTCCAAGTCGGCCTCCGTCACATACTTGCGGCCGAAGTGGTCTTTCATGGTCTTCCAGATGTCCCAGGGGACACAATAGACCATGCCGGAGCTGAAACCGGCGATGACAAAGCAGCGAGCACCGAGCGCCTGATGCCTGTCCATATAGTCCTGCTGGCTCTGGAGGACGCGGCTCTGCTCCATTCGGTCGGCGGCGGTGAATTTCGCCTCGAACATGACCGTCCTGCCGCCCTTGATGGTGCCTTTGTAGTCCGGCTGTGCCTGCTTCTCGTAGTAGGCGATAAACTTGCCGTTGCCGAGATTTTTCGTGGGGTGCATCGGCTCCGGCGTCTTTTCGATGATCGCGAAGCCTTTCTGTGCGTAGTAGGCAAAGGAATCGTCGATGCGGCTCTCAAACTGCTTACCGCGGGCTTTTGCTATCTTGCCGAGCAGCTGACGCTTCGGGTCTTTCTTCCCACTCATGAGAGATACCCTCCCAGCCATAGCCCACCGGCGAACATTCCCAGCCCGATGCAACCTTGCCGGAGTATCTGGCTCATGGGGATAAGGTCGCAATCGCTGGCTCCGGCAGTTCCGAGGACCAGGAGGAAGCCGAGCGCGGCGATGATGCCGCAGGCTTGCCGAAATCTCTTTCGCGTCATGCTCGTTACCTCCAGATGTATTCGCGGCAGAAGATGTGATCTCCGATCTGCCCCCATACACGGTCGTTCTCTCCATTGCGGGAGAAAAAAACCACGTCGGCGTCAAGGATCGTATCTCCATACAGAGCGCCGTTGATGGCGTCATACTGCGCTTGCGTCGGCGTCGCGGTGCTGACCGCGTAGATGGTGGAGAACTGGGGAACATCGCCGTCCTCTCCTTGGTGCAGCACATCGTGTACTGAGTCCGGGAAAGCGGAGTGCAGCACGCGGTTGAAAACGACTTCGACAACGGCCTGCTGCCCCTCGGCGCTCTGATTGCCGGCTTCGAGGAATACGACCGCAGCCAGTTCTGCCAGCTCCTCGTCAGTCATTTCGATGTTGACATACCGAGCTGCACGGGCGGGACGATCTTCGGCCCTGGTAACTTGCTCAGCCTCGGTCATTTCTGCTTCTAAAAGCCGGGCAGGTGCTGTCGTTGCTGGGTTTTCTAACTTGCCGGTCATTTGTGCTGACGCTGCGGTTTCCTCGCTGACACTGATGCGGAGAGCCACGATGCAGGCTAAAACTGCGAGCAGGCAGATAAGCGGCGCCGGCGAAGCCCTCCTTTTTCTTCTTCGTTTCATGTTTTCCCTCCTATCTGCTTCATGCCAGGCCCGACCGCTTTTCGCGGCCCGCTGTTGAGCGCGCTTGTCTGCCGGATGATCGTTTCATATGCGGACTTGAAACCGTCGTAGTTGTAATACTCGTATGTCTTTACGGTGCCGTCGCCAAAGGTGCGCTCTCCTGTTGCAATCAACCGAGAGAGGCCACCCATAGCCTCAATGACGCGCCTGATATCCGTTCCCTCCGACAATCTTGCCACAGCCTCCTCCGGCGTTTTCCCAAGGGCCATATCGAGCTTGAGGTAATTCCACGCCTGGTCAATCCGCGCCCTCACTTCGGCCTGCACCTTTTCGGCTTTTTCCTTGAATTCTGCGATAGTCGGCGGGAATTTACACTCGCGCACCAACTTTACAACAGCCTGCTGCCCCGTCCAGAAGTCGATCTCCGGCAAGCAGGTCACCCACAGATTGATGGTGGGGCCGAGCTTTGCGATGCCGCCCTTGAAAACCTCTGCATTCGGATAGGCAAGGAGCATCACGGCGAATATCTCGCTCATTTCCTTGTGCGTCATAGGCTTTCCTCGCTGGCGTACATCTGGTGGAGCTGCTGCAGGTCGTCCATAGCACTCCCGCTGGCGCTTGGTCGGCTGCCGTTGCCGCCACGGATGCCCCAGCGTTCACGGCTACACTTCCGAATGACAAGATTCCAGTCGCGCCACTTGTTCTTGTTGCCGTGCATTTGAGCGGACTCGTCTATGTAGTCGATGCAGCGCGTCAACTCTTCTTCGCCGAGGTCGTCGATCAGCCGGGCGTATTCCTCTTCAGTGAGCCGCACCCATCCATGCGCGCCGTGCTTATGGCGGGGGACCTCGGGCCTATCGTCCTCTGCAGCGTTATACTGAGCCGTTACTGTACCGCGCTCGTTGTAGCGTGCCGCCAGGTATTCGCGGAAGCGATCATTCTTAACTCTGCGGATCTCACTCAGCAAAGGCTTGTTGAGCTTTTCAGACGCCGACCAGTTATATCTGCACCAGTTGAGGATTAGAAGCTCCTTGGTCTGCGCGCTATATCGAATAACATTGTGCGCGCCGTCCAGGCGTTTCAGCAGGCGTTCCACGGAATCGTTGTTGTACCCCGTTTCATTGGCAATCTGCTTGATGCTGACCTCGTAACAGCCGCAGAGATTGGTGTGCGGGTTGGTCATGCAGTACAGGTAGATGTATCTGTCCTCGGGGGTAAAATCGTCAACAACCTTGCTGTCCGTCCAAAAGTCCATGCTGATATTCCGATAGCTCGCCATAGTGTGTCACCTCCTTTGGCGGGGTGCCGCCCGGATGACCGGGCGGCCTATTCAGAACGGCAGTTCGCCGTCATCCTCGCCGAGTTCCGTAAAGTCCCCGCCGTAATCCGACGTGGGATATCCACCGGGAGCAGTGCCATAAGCACCGCCCGGGGCGCCGAAGCTTTGGCCCTGCGGGGGATAGCCTCCCTGCGGCGCATAGCCGCCCTGCTGATATCCGCCGTCTCCATCGCGCTTGGAGTCCCCGAAGTAAACGTTGTCGGCCACGATCTCAGCCGACCGGCGCTTGTTGCCGTTATTGTCCTGCCAGTCACGAAGCTGCAGCCGCCCTTCGACAACCGCCATGCGGCCCTTGCTGAAATACTTGCAGACAAATTCAGCGGTATTCCGCCAAGCAACGCAGTCAATAAAATCTGTTTCCTTTTCTCCGGACTGATTTTTGAAATCGCGGTCACAGGCCACGGAGAAGCTGGTCACAGAAAGGCCGGACTGTGTACGACGCAGTTCCGGGTCACGGGTCAGGCGGCCCATGACAACGATCTTATTCAGCATCGTTTCCCGCCTCCGGTGCTCCCTCGGCATTGAGGGCAGCCGCCGACACTTTCAGCCATGCCGCTTTTCTTGCCTTCTGAATGGCGGCGAGAACTCTGTCGACGTTGTAGCTGTTCTCACCCTTGATGGTCGCTTCCAGCACATCACGCTCCGTTTCGGCGCGAACCAGCTCCTCGTAACGATCCTGCGGAACGAGGACAAAGCCAGGATCGAGCATCAGGTCAGCGACCAGCTCGGCGGGGGTCTTTTTGGTATCTTCCATAACGGTCTCCTTTCGTCTCTTTCTCAATGATCTCGATAGCCTTGCGGCACTGTCCGACATCGAACATACCGATGTGGGTCTTCTCCACAGGCAGGCCCATCTTCTGAGCCAGCCACGCATAGGCCGCGTTACGGTGGCCGCGAAAGCGGCCGTACTTCCACAGAGGGTCAAATACGGCGTGCGCAGCCTTTTTCCAATTCCGCAGTTCCGCATTGGCGAGGCGGCCGAGGGGCTTATCCGTCCCCTTATGCACACCGACATACGCCATGCAGTTCCGGCAAAGATAGATTTTGCCGTAGCTCCTGCCGTAGATGACCTTGCTGTCGACATACTCAGTCTCTCGGCCGCAGTAGTCGCAATAGACTTTTCTCACGGATGCCATGCCTCCTTGTATCTGGCGATCTGCTCGGGGGTATCGGTTTCTATGCCGACCTCCTGGCACTCGGAAATGATGCCGTCCAGAAAAACGCTCATTTCTTTCGTGGAATATTCGCTGGTGCCTTTGATCGCTCGGTAATGAATAAATTTCTTCCCATCGACATAGCCGACGCCGGTTTCGGCGTAGTGCCGCGCCACCAGCGCGGGCGGTACGCCCTCCCGCAGGGAAAACAGCACCTTGCACTCGTTTCCGGCCTCGTCGGTGTATGTCTCGCCGGTGCCGTAGCGCCGGAGCATTTCCTCGTAAACGGAGTCCTTGTCCGACTTCACCGCGACGGCCAGCTTCTCAATCAGCGACCATGCGTAGTTGTTCGCGTTGAGGCTTCGGGGAATGACGCGCTTTTTGATGGAGAATGTGATCTCCTGATCGCCGAGCGCGTCCCACAGCCTCTTGCAGCTTTCTCTGGTCGTGATGGTCAGAACGCTTTCTCCGGTGCGGGAGAACGACCAGTCTTTCAGCTTGCCGTTCATAGCGTCGCCCAATTCTCCTGGTAGACCGGCATCAGCTCGGTTGCGCGCAGCCATTCAAGGAAATCAGAAATGACAGGGAAAATGCTGGGCGCTTCCTCGCGGCGGTACGTCTCCGGCCATACCGTGCTCCCGTTGCTGGCAAGATAGGTGAACTGCCGTGCTTCGGGGATCAGTTCAAAGTAGGTGGGGTGCTGCGTACTGGAGAAGAACTTACCGGCGTCATAGTTCTTGGTGAATTTGACGTCGATGATCTCTCCGGCTTTCAGGCAATCCAGACGGCCGTACAGAAGCAGGCTCATACCGCCAACCTCGATGGTCTTTTTCGCCTTGTACTGGAGAATACCGCCTGCACAGCGCCGCGCGACCTTTTCGGCAGCGCCATACCACGGATCATCGGGAGCTGCGCGGCCATTGATGATATCCGTCACCATGTCCTCGAACTTGATGCCATTCTGCATGGCTTCCGTGGTCGGCGTTGGCTCGCGGCGCAGCGTCTGCATGAATTCGCCCATCGGATCGCGCTCTGTCGTCATGTCCTCATAGGGATTTTCCTTCATGGTGTAGAGCCAGGACGCCAGTAGGGAATGGGTCATCAGGTAGCGTCCCATTTACTCCGCCTCCTTTGCCTCCTCGGGCGCAGGCGTGTATTTCTTCAAAACCTTGTCGAAAAACAGTCCGCATTCCTTGATCTTCTTATTCCAGAGAACGCCCAGCTCCTTGTTGGAGGTCAGCGCGTGCTTGAGGGCCTGATACTTCGGCATGGCAGCGTTGGCGGTGTCGGCGTCGACAATGCTGGCGATGATGGCCGTACCCTCGACCATCGCGGCCTCATATGCCGCCTGATCGACTGCGTTCTGCTCGACCTCAGCGGTTGCCTTGGCGTTGTACTCGGCGAACAGCTTCGTCAGGAAGTCATTCGGGCTGGTCGGGCCAAGCGCAGGGATCTTGCGAATACCGGAGATGCCGCGCGTACCCTTGGCAAAGTAGCGCTCGCAATTGGAGAAGCCGATGGTGCGGTCGTTGCCGTAGATCTCCACGAAACCGCCCAGATCCATAGGCTCCCAAACATTGTTCTTGGTCTGACCCTCGACCTTGATGCGGAGGCGGGGATTGTCGCCGTCCTTTTCCTCGGGGGCATGGAACACGATGACAATGTTCTTCTGAAGCTCATAGAAGCAGTAGTCCATCAGCCGGACAAATTCCTTGCCGACGAAACCGTAG